ATACACCCTTCTTTTCAGTACCAATAAAAGATTTACCAGATCCTGGCCCACCAGCAAGAAACACTGCTTTGAAAATAGCCGTATCATTGATACCTTCATCTAATTGATTATTTTCAATCATACTTGAATAAATTTTATTAATATCGATCATTTTACTTGTCCCATGCCTTTGCTGCGTTAAAGTTATTGAAACTGAATTCCATTCTGTCCACCAATTTTACGGCGGTTGTGCCATTGCGGTCGATAGCAACATATCCCTCTGGATTTGAAACCTTAAATCCGTTATCAACTTTCACAAAAATATCAGTTAATTGTTTTACACTATTTAGTTTATTTACAATTAGAGATTTTGCATCTATCATACTTTCCATAAAATCCACAACTGCATACGCCACGCCGTCAAGTTTGATCAATTTTGCAACGATTTCGTCTCTCAAATCTTCTTTAATTTTTCTTGACTTTTCGGTTTTCAGTTTGATAATAATTTTTTCATCAAAGAATTTTTTGACAAACATCGAATATCCAAGATTGCCCATATTTTTAGTTGATATGTTTTTACCTTCGCGGATATAACCATTCAGATATGTTTTAAAACTACCACCAGCAAGTCCCTTGATAAATACTTTTTTCTGAATATCTAAAAATGCCCTAAAATCATTTGCCTTGATTTTCTTGAATTTGCGTCCTATAGTTGACAATGCGCCATCAACAGAAGTTTTTTCCGACTTAGTAAATTTAGCAGTTCCGGATACATCTTTGAAAGTTGCATCATCCATCCAGACACTACTAGATTTTTTTAGTTTTGATATATCTGCGCCGAATGAGGCTGACATTGATTGCAAGTCCCGTCCACTATAACTGGTGTGCCATACGACACCAATTTTTGCAGATGATATTTGTTTGCCGAAATCCGACTTTTTATCTACAGCATACATCAATGTGTTGGGTTGAAAAGTAACATAATCAATACCGTCTAAGGTTTTATCTGATTTGTCATTGGTGAACATTAAATCCCCTTGAATGACATTCTTGATACCAAGCTTGGAAAATTCTGTAAAAGAAGTTTTGAATTTTTCTACTAATCCACCACTTAGTTTTGGATCTGCGTCTATTTCTGCTAGTGATTTGTATAGCAAAGGAACTGCATTAAATACAGACTTTTTCGCAACGAAAAATTTACCATCTGAAGGATCGATCCCTGCGAATACCGCTGGGGCCCCGTCCCATTTGACTGTCATATTCATTTTTCCTTGAGCATTGCCATCTAGCATATCTCTCAAAGACTTTAAAAAATTGATTGCAGATCTCCCGCCGTCAATTCCACCATTGATTATTTCATCTTCTAGGTGTTCAAGATGTAGGTTTTTACCGCCCTTAGACTCCTTTAAAAACCCCCCAAAACTACGCATACTTTACTTCTCCTATGTTTGTATTCTTTATTTATGATAATTTTCCAAAGGGCCCGAATAAATCACCCTTCTTTTGAGACATAAAAAACAAGTCTCTAATAAATTCTTTTCTTCTTTTTTCGGACATATTGGCGATAATGTAGGCAAATGTTACAATTTGTGAAATCGTTGTATTATCTTTCGTTCTACCCTTAGTCCAAGATTGTTCGAGTTGAGAGACAAAAAGTTTCAAATCACCTTTAACGGTGAATAGTGATTTTTTTGCCATTATAACCTTTAATTTTTTTTCAAAATCTTTCTTATCGAATTTCATAAAGTGAGTATGCTCTGGCATACGTTCTTTGTCTTCTTTTAATTCAATTTTAAGCATGTCTTTTGGAACTTTTCCTAAAAACGCAGCCGCTCCGGTAGCAACAAATTCATAGGTAATATTCCCAATAGGACCTGTATTACTTTTTACACCCATTCTATAAAGTTTGTTATCATATTTTACTTCGAGTTGACTCGTAACAGAGGTAAAACTTTTTGTTTTGGGATTATATGGAATATTTAAATTAAATGTCGCATAAGACACATCTAAATCTTTTGTGGTATTGGTTAGATTTACCAAATCATAACTTAATTTTTTTCCGTTATTCTTTTTCAATGAAATTCCAACAATATCCATTTTATTAAATGCCTCAATCAATATGGAATTGCATTCCAATACACTGACTGCATCATCTAAAGCTTTTGTATAATTTGGGAGTTTTGAAGATCGGATCAACCAAATATCTGCTGGGTTCCAACTGTCTTTTTTTGTAATTTTAAATTTGGTGTTTACCAGTTCTGTTATATAATCCATGAAACCACCATCACGATTATATACATTAAAATTGTTATTGGGTAGCTTGGTTTCTTTTTCTATTTGATAAAATTGTAACTCAAAAGATTTATACCAACTTTTTTCTGCCATAATGTTTGGATATATTTCTAAAATTTCTGGTAGTAGTTGCTCAAATTTTTTATAATTTTTAGTCTTACTGGACAATAATTCTTCAAATATTTTGAGAGTAACCAACTCTTGCTGTTGAGTTGTGGGCGCAGTACTATTAGGATTCGAACCATTGCCGAATTGTAACGCTAAAAAAGGATAGAGTTTTTTATATGCCGATATGTCAACCGTCATTCTAAAATCAGTCAGAATTTTTGCCTGACCGAATTTTGCGCCTTGGCCAGTTTCTAATGTTATAAATTCGTCAAAGTCATCGCCGTAAGTTGCCTGCATTGTTTCAAACAAAGCAACTGCCGATTTTTCTCTTTTTGCAATCAATCCAAGATCTTTGATTTCTTGGATTGATTTTGGTCGATAGTTATATGGCACAAAAAAACCTTTTTTATAGTGTTAATGACTATTTATAAAAGTTTACATGTAATGTAGATAGGTTCCTACAATGTACTTATCATTAGAAATCGCCGGTTGGCCAGAATGTGGGTGTGTCCAGAATGGCGGGAAAATAGCAAGTCTGCCTTTCTTTGCTTCAATACTGGTATTATAATCGGGGAAGGCTGTTTGGCCACCTTCTTCTACCGTATTCAGATAAAAGAAACACACTAAAAATCTGCGGGCTGAAGCATAGTCTCCAACATCTGCATGATATTTAAAATCATCTTCACTACCAGCCACATACTTTTTCATACGAACTTCTTCGTTATGACACTGACTTGGAAAGAATACAATATTATTATGTCTACGATAACTTTCCACATATTCAGAAACTTTACCCAATAGATACATAGAAGCTTCCTCAAACTCAGATCCAAGTTGAGGATCGAAAAAATTCAATTCTGTAAAACTTCTAAACTCCGGATGCACTGTTTTTTGTTGCAAGGACTCTTGATCCTCAAACATACCAATTAGTTTATCGCACCATTCATCCTCTAGTGCATTATCCCACACAGAAATAAATGCGTGATTGCCATCAGGCGGCTTGACCGTAAAATCTTCGCCCACCTCAAAGTGATGAGCTTCTGCGCCTTCTGGAAGATTTTCTTCTGTTTTATTTTCTACTTTATCTGTCATATTTTAATCTCCACACTTCCTATTTTTTTAGAGTTATTTGAAAAATTATTTGAGTAGTCCTGACTCGCACCACTATTGTCGATTATCTCATCTTGAGCAGAATTTTCTACATCATACAATCGCATTTTAGGCCTGTCGATTCCTATCACAAATCTCTTGTAACTGTTTAAATCGTTGTAACGATTTTTAAGTTGTTTTACTAATACCTGATTTAGTTCTTCCAATTCTTCTGTAGCAATCAATGCAAACATTAAATCAGCAGTCGCGGGCAATCCAAATGATTCAGATGTGTCCGTAAGTTCTACATCACTACTATTATATCCGCTTCGGGTGGTCTGCGTAGCACTCATAATCGGTACGTTGTTTTCTACTGCAAGTCCACGCAATTCTTCTGCGATAGACTTAATAAGTGTATATGAGTTTGCGCCAGAACCGGCTTTAATCCTAGAGGATGAACATATATTTAGGTAATCAATATAGATGACATCCGGACGAAAATTCTTTTTGAGTGTCAATTCGTTCAATAAATGTCTAAAGTGATTTGCATTGGCAACAGCAGTCGGATATTCTTTTACGATTAGTTTACCACTTGCGACCTTTCTTGTTAGATTATCGATCTTGCGACAAAAGGTATCATATGGCATTTGTGCAACATCTTGAATATTAGTATTCAACAAATTTGCGTCAATACGTTCTGCAATCTTTTCTTCCGACATTTCACATGTAATGTATAGGACATTCTTACCCATCAACAAATGATTTGCCGCAAGGTCACACATAAACAAAGATTTACCAACGCCAGTACCAGCGAGACAAATGTTAAGAGTTTTCTTTGACAATCCACCCTTAGTAATTTTGTTGAATAAATCAAGATGAAACTCGATTTTTTCTTCTACACGTTGATAAAATTCATATCTGGCCTCAAAATCATCTATAAAATCGTGTCCGATATTACTATCAAATGACACGCCTAATGCGTCCTGTAGCATTTTCGGCAACTGTCCCTTGTTCGCAGGCTCGTCATTTAAAATACCAATCGACTTCATAACAGCATTATATAATGCACGATCTTGACACCACTTTTCGGTGACATCAATTTGCCATGCACTATTCCTATGGTCGTCTTTATTCTCTTCCATACTCTTGATAGTTGATACCGATTCCGTATATACGTTTTCGCCAACATTCAATTCATCCAAAGAGATCAGTAATGAATCCCTAGTTGGGTTTGTATTATACTTTTCAATGTGATGTTGTACCATATCAAATATTACTTTATTCGATTCGGTTACAAAATATTCCCTTTCAATAAAGGGCAGTGTTTTTCTCACATATTCTTCGTCCGAAAAAAGACAATTCAATACTGTTTGTTCAGTCAATTCCATTAAGTTTATTCGCTTCCTTTATCAATCTTTCAGATTCTTGTCTTAAATGTTCAGCCTGTCGTTTCAAACTTTCAGACTTTTCTTCGTCAGTCAAAGTATTAAATAAAGACATTGTAGTTGGTTCTTTATCTTCAGTTCCATATACCGCACCCCACTTATCTTCTGGACATGCAATGTTGGCGATTTTTGCCTTTGCAGGCATAAAACACCCACAAGATTTACACATCTTTATAGTCGGTTGAAATTGGGCACATGATTTACATATGGCCAATCTCTCCTGATACATATATTTTGAGGCAAATAACTTGCTCATCCACCAACTCTGTACTTATTAACAATCCAATCATTGAATTTTTCGTCGGCAAGAATAGGTTCCCAAAATTCTGCACTATGGGTTTCCTTTTCGCGGAATTTCTTTTCAATGACTTCTCCGGTCTCCATATCGACATGTTGCAACCATGCTCCAGATCTTAATAATACACCATAACCTAGTGCCATGTCAAGGAGTCCAGAGAATTTATCTACACCCTTTTCCCATGAAACTGAGATAGGAATTTTAGATTTCTCTTTGACAAACCGCGACTTTTCAACATTAATTACAAAGTGATATCCAGCAATCTCTGTACCCACTTTATCCTGTTGACGGCCGATGATCCAAATGGTATCTGCACTATAATACATACCAGTACCACCAGATACAACCTTAGTAGGGAACATACCCTGAGAGTCGTATGTGTGGTTGATAGCAACCATAGGAATATCTTTCATGGTGAGATGTGGTGTAATCATGCGAAAAAGAGACTTAAACTGTTTGGCGCGGGTCATATCCGCTGCGCTACTACCTTTCTCTGCATCTTCGACTTCTTTCTTAGACGCAAGATTTCCTACCGAATCCACCATAATGAATACTTTATCTTCGGTATCTAGTTCTTTTAATTGTGATACCATATCAAATTTAAGTTCTTCTAAATCTGTAACAGGCACATGTACAATTCGACTCGTATCAATTTCAAAAATATCAAAGTATGCTTGCGGCGTACCAAATTCTGAATCATAGAACAACACAATCGACTCTGGATTGGCGTCCATATATGATTTCATCATAATCAGACCAAATGCAGTCTTAAAATGTTTTGAAGGCCCTGCGAGCATCGTAAGTCCAGATGTAAATCCACCATTTAGTGTACCAGAAAATGCAATATTCATTGCTGGAATATGTGTTGGTGTACTGGTTTTGTCGTTTAAGTATTTTGATTCTGATAGGACATTTACCCTACCATCTTTGAAAGAAGAATTCTTTCGTAGTTTACTCATTAGTCCTGTAGCCATTTATTTCTCCTATTCGATTCTTTCATTATAACACAAATTCATTGCGTATGTCAAGGAAGTCTGCCATAAAATCTTACTGGTGTTCCTACTGATTTTTTGGCATTGAAAAGATACCAACAACAATTATCTTTGCCGACACTTTTGCTACCTTCAATCCACTTTACTCTACCGACACTCACCACCTTTTCCAACCATTTTTGATATTGGGCAGATTGTTTTGTGTGCATCCAATCAGCATCAAACAATAACCATGTCGGCATTTGGGTTGCCAAATTCTCAATCATTGGATGTAATATTTTTCTATTCCAAGGCGGATTTGTGATGCATATATCACAACCCACAATTTGATCTGTTAATGCATTTCCGACACCAACAGAAGGACATAATGGTTCTATATCAGTCATCCAATACCCCTTTAAATCGGTCAACTGCTCTATGTGTCTAACCAATCTACCATCTCCCGCGCATGGTTCTGCGAACAGTCCGAAGTAAGGCAAATGAAATACAAGAGGTAATACGGCCTCAATTGGTGTTGGATAGAAATCTCTTTCTACTCTTTCAAAATCGCTACGCTTTCCCATCATGTTCTCCTAGAAAAAGTCATCTATTGTAAATCGTTTTTCGACATCCCAACCAATCGCATCTGTCACCGATTTGACAGGTTCTAAAAATGATTTGTCAAATTGTTTTGTTTTGTCTATAAATCTGTCCAGATCAAACTCTTTTGGCAACACATTTTGAATTGCAATAGTATTGTTTCCAATAGGATTGGGCTCTTTGAGATATACAAATTTAATCTTTTCCCCCTCCTTGACAAGCGGGTGCGTCATCTCTAATCCGTGTTTTTTTACCAATCTATTAAAATGAATGACGCCTTTTACATGAATGGGGGTGCCCTTTTTGAATAATTCTACTGGGCATTCATACTTTTTCAGACCGTTTACACCTCTTGGAAAACATATATCTTCGACCGGAAGTGTATTAAATTCTTCTCTGAATTGATTGATAAATGCAATCAACTGTTCGTTGTTACCATTCATAATAACTTTAAATATTTCTCGCAATTTTTCACGACATGCAGCTGGAGTAGAAGATCTTACCGCCTCAATACCCATGATTTTAAGTTCTGGTGTTTTATACCGCACACCTTCATTATCATGTACGTTAAGAATATATCGTTTCTTTGCAGTCCACAAACCTTTAGATGCAATGACTTCGCGTTTCATTTGCATCTTTTGTTCGTATGCATTCATATAGTCAGCAAGATCTTGATAACTCTTATCAATAAACGGTTCCAACTTTTCCGAAGCGATAGTATCAAGGAAGTTAATGATCTTGGCCTCACCACCTTCTGTCGCAAGTACCTTTTTCGTATCAAACACCTTGTCAACCAAGTCGCCAAGCCGGATGTAAATCGCATCCGTATCGGAAGCAATAACGTAGTTAATTTTTTCATCATTTTTGAGAACCTTGTGCAAATAGTCGTTTACTTTGTTTTCAATCCATCTAATACTTAGTTGTCCAGAAAGAGTGATAGATTCTGCCTGTCGAATATCATAATATCTAAAATACTGATTACCTAACGCACCATAAGCAGAGTTCAACAAAATCTTTGCAGCCATCTGTTTGTTGTGTAGTTGAGAAATTCGTTTCTTGAGATAGACAGGATCGCCACCGTCCACTAGTTCTTGCTTGCATTTCAACATTTCTTTTTTCGATATGACACGTTCATCGTACATATTTTTCATAAGTTTGGGTAAAAACCCTTTTCGGTCATTATTGTACAACACGCCAGATGGAGTTAGAGATACATTTGCAGCCTTACATTGCGATGTATCGGTTTTCATTTCCAATAGTTCATTTACATTTGTATCGAGTCTATCTGTATTAATCAATGTTTCTGGACTAATATTATACTGCATAATCAAATGTGGATACAAACTATTTAAATCGAATGATAGTACCCAATCGTGTACGCCTAGTTGTGGTTCTTTAACATAAGCACCAACATAAGCGTCAGACTTATGTTGTCTAGCCTTGGGTGGTACTACAATATTATCTTTTTTGAGAATATGAAATGCAATCGAGTCCCATGTTCTGATTGGAGACATAACTTCTTCGAAATTAATTTTTGCAGAATAAGCAACCGTTATCAAAAGATCTAACAGTTTCATCTTTTCATCTAGTTTATCTACCAATTCTACATCGATAATATTGTAGTCGATATATTTTTGATAATCCTGTTTATAGAAAAGATGCATTGCGGAAAACTCAGAATGGTCTAGTTTTTTCTTACCCAATTCTACAAAGGCGATATGATCGAGTCTATAACTTTCTTGCGTGACATATGTGAACTTCTTATACAAATCAAGATAATCAATAATACTAACACCCGACAAGGTAATTTCAGTAGAGTCTTGACCTCTAAAATTCATATGTTTTTTGTCAACTTTTCTCCAAGGCGAGAGTCGTTTCATTTCAGAATCGCCAAGGATTTTTGTGATACGATTTACCAGATAATGCATATCAAATGAATTAACATTCCAACCTGTAATGATATCGACATCTGCGGCTTCATACAAATTGAGAAACGACTTTAACAGTTCCATTTCACTTTTACATTTATAGTATTTAATTTCCAAATGAGAAACTTCTGGTGATTTGTTTTCCCAATCACCCAAACCCAACACAGTATAAAGATCGCCACATTTCATGGTGATCGCATTTACACGCTCTTGAGCAACATCTGGTTCGGGAAATCCTTGTTCGCACTCGACCTCAATATCAATATTCATAATATTAATTTTATCAATATCAAATTCCATTTCTGGATAATTGTCTGCGATAAAAGGATATGTATAGGTTTGCATCCCATACCAATCTGTAACACCCTCGGTGGATTTTACTTTACCACGGGCTTCACCGATTGACTCGAATTTAACTCTTTTAAGACTTTTGCCATCTAAAGATTTGTATTTTGAAGAACTATCTCTTGTTTCATAAAATAAAGACGGTTCATAATCCATCCTCTTAGATTGTCTTTCGCCACGTTCATTAACCTCGCGAACTAGAATTTTACTACCAATGTTCTGTACGTTCGTATAGAATTTCATGTATGATCTCACTAAATTTAATAATATAATTTTATCACAAAAAAGGGGTCGTTGTCAACCCCTTTTTTTATTTTATGGCATTTTTACATACGCATGATTGCTCGGTTTCGACGGGCTTGTAGTTTTTATAGATGAATTTGATGGTGGCAACACCAATCCACTACCAAAAACCTGATTATATTCATTTGTCAATTCATTTACAGGATCTACTATAAATCCGATATAATGACTCTTCAAATCTATTCCATCAGAACTTTGAGTATATGGCATAAAGGGTGACAGTCCTACCCGAGCAGTCGCAGTGGTTGTATCAGAATATGATGCCACAATCTGACAAACATTCTTAATATGCAATCCACTTCCGTCCGGAAGATCTGATATATTACCCATTAGTTCTTCGCCGGAAATAAGACGTACCACCTTTATCATTTAGGTATCACTCTCGGGCAACTGTTCATCTGTTTGTGGTTTAATATTTGCAAAATATGAAATGATAGTTTTGAGTTTTCCCTCTGCCTCTTCAAGTTTTCCAACCAAAATATCCATCTCTTCTACCAAGTTTCCATGTTCGCCCACACCTACAGAATTTTCAAAATATGTCTGTAAGTTTGCAATTGCTGCATCTCTTTCATATTCATATTTTCTTATAAGTGCTCTTAATTTTAAACTATGTGAATAATCCAACTTCATCAGCTTTTGCTCCTCTTTTAATCCACTTTTTTTCATTCTTAATATGATCTCGAAGAGATTGTTCGAGACTTCTGGCCTCAGGCGTATCTCCTAACCACTTAATGATTCGTCTTTCAAACCATTGCCATTCCATATTCAATATCTTTTGTACCACATCAGGGTGAGCTAAAAGTATTGTTTTATTGTTCAATATGTGTTGAATTAAATCTTCGTTTGGCAATCCGGGCAAAAAAGAAACCATGCCATGACCGACATTGTTAGAACGACTAGTTTTATATGGAATTTGTTGTTCTTCTGATAAAATATCATTAAGCGCAACGGCCTGATCTGGTGATACTTTTCTAGTTTCTTCTTCCATTATTTAACAATCCATTCCTTTTCGTCTTGAATTTCTGCCCGGCGAGTTTTGCATAACTTCATCAATTCATTCAAATGTTTCCGAGCACGAATTCCGGCAGATTTATTTCCGCCCGTAAATTTTTCATTTTCTATTTTATACTGTTCCAACTCAATAGTCAATTGATCGTGAGTTTCCATAGTTTAACATCCTTTAGTTGTGTGGGGGGATCTCTCCCCCCTGTTGATTATTCTGTAAGAAGTGTTTTCTTACGTTTTTTACCAGAACCAATTTCAATTTTTCTGGGCCGTTTTTCTTCTGGAATAATATGTTCCAGTTCAATAGTTAATAGTCCATTTACAATTTTTGCATGATTGACTACCACATCTTGATTCAATGTGAAATTTCTTTCAAAATCTCTGGACGAAATACCTTTATGTAGATATTCGGCCTCAATGTCACTTACTGCAACCGTACCAGATACGGTCAGAGTAGATTCTTTGAGTTCAACACTCAATTCATCTTCTGAGAATCCAGATACAGCGACTTCGATACGATAAAACGAATCGTCCTCTCTGATAATATTGAAGGGTGGATAGTTGTTTTGCGTTGTGAGCGATGTACGCTCCAATTCATTAAATAACCTATCGAACCCCACACTATAACGCATAAAAGGGTCTGTCTTAAAATTCGTAACCATGTTTTTTTCCTCCTGTTAAGCAAGGTTTACGTTTGGTCTCTTTCGAGCACCGTGTTGATTTTGCCGTGCAATACGCGATGGAATCAACGATCCAACATACTATATATAACAAATTTACAGTCCTGTTGACCCAAATCCGCCATTTCTTGAAGTTTTTTGTTCTGGGCGTTTAGAAATTTCTTTAATGTCTATATCAACTACCGGAACAATCTCAGCTTGAGCAATTCTCATTCCATCTGACACTTCAAATGGAATGTTGGATATATTCATCAACAATACAAAAGTCTGTTCCACATAATCCGAATCTACTACGCCTTCACAATTGGCAATGTTGATACCATTTTTTGATGATAATCCAGATCTAGGGTGAATTCGAAGAGAAGTATTGGTCGATAAATCAAATATCAATCCTGTCGGAATCAACATCCTGTCACCGTGATACATGGTGATTTTTTGATCAACTACTTTCCGTACCGTTTTGACATTTTGTTTATTGTAAAATTTAATTTCATCTCCGTCCCGCATAGACGCCTTTAAATCAAAACATGCGGCAAGAGCAGAGCCCTTAACAGGCATATGTGCCTCTGGAAATAACTTATAACAATAAATTCTATTTGCATAATCTTTTTCTGCCCACTTTGCAGCCATTATATAATCCTCATAATTTAATTAAAATAGTCTTTCTTTTCTCTGAGATGGAGATTTCATTGACCTAAATTCAAAACTTTCAAATGCAAAAGTGCCACCTCTCATTTTAGAATAGAATTCTGGTACACGATTTGGATGCCATTTGCCGAGTTTTACTTCTTTGTTCATGCCCGGCCAAGCAGTTCCATTTGTACCAATAAGAATTGCAATCTGGTCATTTCCAGCGTCTTTATATAAGACACTATCTTGATCGTATTTTTTACCAACCTTTTTTGCAAATCCTTTTAGATTGCCGCTGGTATCTCCTTGAGTACCAACTACAACATACGAAATTTCCATTCCATCACCATCTCTAGCTTCTGGTGTACCAAATCCTTCGACATATTTACCTTGGACTTTGATAGCGCCATATCCAGCGCCACGAATATCAGTCATAAGTTTGCGATTTCTTGCATCATTTTCTTTACGGGCGAAATCGCCACGAAATGCAGTAATAATTGCAATAGGTCTTTCTTGAGTGTGTTTCATAACTCTTGAGAGTGACGCCTCTTGCAATTCTGCCGGAGTTAGTGCGTCATATGCCTGTTGTTCTTGATATTCTTTGAAAGTCTGCATTTTTATCTTTTTCTTCCGATATTGTATTTGGGTACTAATTCCCATTCATCTTTTTCTTTGTGGGAAAGTATTTTGATTTGTGATATTGGAGCCTCTTCAAATTCATCATTTTTTATAACTGATATCAAACCCCATTCTTTTAACAAGTTTACTATCGTGTTTCTTCTCGATCTGTCATTATCAGAAAAATCGGAGGCCTTACCATCCAGTTTAAACAATTCTTTAAAATGGACAATGTAGTATTTGCCTTGTTTGTGTAAAATGTGACAGGATTGATAAAGTTTTTTATCTTTTTTTGAAGCAACACCAATTCTTGTAAGTGTCTCGCGTATCTTTAAAAAATCTTCTTGATCTGCTAGGGATACTTCCACTAATGATTCTAAAATTGACATAACCTATCCGCCTTTGTTCATTGACTCCCTTATATAACCGATTTGATCTTTGGTCAATATAGCAAGAGCCTGCTCTGTTTTTTTATTATTATATCCATAATATTGTTTCACAGTTTCGAAATCATTATGAACAGTTTTCTTGTGCCACTTAGAAAATCTCTTTCGTGGTCGAATACTATTTAGTAAAAAATCGAATTGCATTTTATGATCGGCAGTATGGTGAATATTCATTTCTTGAGCCTGCATCAAACTGTCTTGAAAGTTAGAAAAGTTTCGGTTGATAAGAAATGGAAGATACTTTTTTTCCCACTGATCATCGCCACTATCCATCAACTTCTTTTTGTTGTGAGAGATCGCAGGAACATAATCTTTGAATAAATCGTAGCTCATAATATATTATCCACTTATGTATGTACCACTAGGTCGATACCATTCTTTTTGATTGTGTATCTTACCTAGCAATTCAGTGATACTTGCAAGTTCCTCATGTATTGCGGTCTTACTAGATTCTTTCTTTACTGTCAATAATCTACTCGACAATCTTTTCATTCTATAATGCATAGAATGTTCTATCATATCTAGTTCTTGCAGGTTCAGATCGAAACTTTTGTTGTAACTCATTTCCACTCACAATCACACATTAACGCTGTCAAACATGCAACCATATTTATTTCTTGGTCGGCAACAAAGGCGGATTTATATTGATAATCTGCAATGTGAATAATAGCCTGTGGAATAGTATTTGATTCCGCATGCTCATACAATCCATTGTAAATAGTTCTAAAAATAGTTGAAGGATCATTATCAAGATTATCAGTTACCCAATGTCGCAAAGTAGTAAAGTTTTTGTCGCGTAGGGCGTCAGTCAACTTTTTAATGTTTATCTCGCCGACAGAAGTAAGGAGACCTTCGTCTATCACGCCCCCAGCAGAGTATCGTTGCAATTCATTCAAGACTCTTCGCCAGTCGGGGAAATGCTTCATTACAACCTGTTGTGTCACCTTGTCATTCGACTCGATCTTTTCCACCTCAAGAATGTTTTTGACACGCTTCCAAAATTGATTGGCAAGTTTTGCCTTATCAGATTTATTAATCTTGAACTCGACCAAAGAACATCGACTATGCAGTGGTTCGATAATACGATTTTTGAAATTACATGTCAAAATGAATCGACAGTTTGAAGAAAACTCTTCGATAAAACCGCGCAAGGCTGGTTGTGTCGATTGTGGATTCAGATAATCTGCTTCGTCCAGAATAATAACTTTACCAAACTCTTTGCTACTACCTTGGTCAAACGACACAGTGGACGCATAGTTTCGAATCTTTGTTCTCAGAACATCGATACCACTATCTTCCGAACCATTGATTAACATATAATCACTGCCGATTTCATTACACAACGCTTTCGCAAGAGTCGTCTTACCAACGCCAGGCCCCCCAGCTAGTAGTAAGTTGGGGAGACTGCCAGTATCGACAAATTCTTTAAAGGTTGCTTTTAGTGTATCCGGTAAGATACAACTATCAATATCGTTAGGTCGATATTTTTCTACCCATAAAAAACTATCCATTTACGCACCATATGTCGAATCTTGTTCGAGAGTAATCCAATACTGAATTGGAAGTTTTTGGTGGCGGAATGTCGAAATTTTGTTTTTCGAAATGCCCACATCATAATCGCCTTCAATTAATTTGAGATTTTCCGACCGGAAATACATAGTAAATGGATCGTCAGATTTACCTACCGGCTCTTCGGATACATTCGATGTATCATCTTTTTTGTCCAAGGCACTAAAGTAAACTACGCCATCATCTTTGGTCGACAAAGAATAATCAGGCAATCCACTGATCGATGCCACTTGATTAATAGTAGACAAGGTTTCGTGTGGAAGTTTCACATTAATATCCCAACTAGGAGCTTTCTTAGATCCTTCTGGATTATTATCAGAATCATCCATCTCAAAAGTATTTTCGACAAATACAATGATAGATGGTTCTGCGGCCATAAACTTATAAGTCTTTTCGCCGTTTGACATCATTACATATTTTTCGTGAAATTCCAATTCTGGATAGATTTTCAATAGATTTAAGAACTTTCCCAAATCATAGATACAGAAATCTACTGGAAATTCTTCGGACACATCTGTGGCCGATAGAATATTTCTCATTACAGAAATAGTAGACACCCTACTACCTTTTTTGAGATATATAGATTGGTTGATTGTAGTATAGTTTTTCAGAATATTCTGAGTCGTTTCACTGAGTTTCATTATTATCATCTTTCCTGTTAATTAAATCGTGATTGTATAGTGCTAGTATACCATAGTGAATTATCTTTGTCAAGTCTTTCCTAAAATCTTCTGGACTATTTCCTTTTTTACCGTACCTTTGTGCATACTTGGAAACATTGCCCAAACAAAAACCTTCGCCGTGGCCATTGTCCATAATAACTTCTGTGGCTTGAAGTTTGTTGTTTGAATAGTGTTGTGTGTATGTTGAATCGATATACTGCCGGATTTCATCCAGCAGCACATCTTCATTAAATTTATAGTCTATCAATTACTTCTCCTTAAAATGGGATTTCTTCGCCAACTTCTTCTTCTGATTCAACTTCTGTGAGCAAATCACCACCAGAAATTTTCGAAAACAGGTCTACAAAAGAGGCCTTGGTTTCATCGTCAAACCGATTAGTGCAAAGTTCAATCGCCTTGGAAATGTCATTGAAAATTGAATAGGTCTCAACAATGTGAACCAAACGGCGAGTAGAAATGATTTCATCAATACCACCTTCTTCGAAAGTTTTCCGAATAGCACCAGACCACATGGTCAAATCCTCAACCATTTTCTTGTCATCTGTCGAAGCAGAACCTTTCAAAGATTGCAGATTGTTGATAAGAATTTTTTTCTCAACAGTCTGGGCAGGATATTCCTGTTCGAAAGTAACTTTGAAGCGTTCTAGGAATGCCTCATTCAAAACATTCGTACCGATAAACCGGCCATCATCAGAACCTTTGCCTTTTGTGTTCGCAGTGGCAATCACTGTAAAACCAGCAGCGGGAGTAACAAACCGATTATCTTTTTTAAGATAAACGCCTTTGCCATCAATGATAGATTGTAGACACATAATTTTGTTTGACGCAAGGTCGACTTCATCAAGTATCAGAACCGCACCTCGTTCCATTGCATCGACAACAGGGCCTTTTGCAAAAACCACATTTCCATCAACCAGAGTCTTATCACCTAACAGGTCCGACTCATCGGTTTCAATAGTGATAGGAACCGTAATGCATTCGCGACCCAACTGAGCGCAAATCTGTTGAGAACCATAGGTTTTACCGTTACCGGACATACCAGTAATGAATACTGGAAAAAACATTTTCGATGAAATGATATTTCGCAGGTCTGCATAGAAACCAAACTTTACAAAGTTTTTGTCTTTAGCAGGAATTAAGTTCTGCATATTAGATGCAACCTCGATTTTTGGTGCGGAAACCACTACAGGCGCGACTGGCGCAGGGGCTACAGCAGCAGGAGTCATAGGAACGACATTTGCACCACCTTGATACATAGAAATGTCATATGAACCGTGTCCGGTGCGATATTCCGAACGGGTAAGCCATTGTGGATGCGATTGTCCATAAGCTTTTGCAGCGGATTTTATGTCTTTATTACGGACAATAGTACCGAATTCTTCTGCGAGTTTTGAAAGGAACTCTACCTTATTTGTGCTATTCCAAGCCATTATATAATCTCCATTGAGAGGTTTCACGAATCATCTTATACTAGTATATTACCACAATAGGCGAGGGGAGTCAACCCCCCCAACCAATTTATTTCACCAAATCGACAAATTTATTTAACATTTGGCGACTCTGTTTCTTTGTCGATTGAAACTTAGAAAAGTTCCGAGCAATCTTTGCCTTTGTCATTGTTTCATCAACTTCCAATTCTGCCTCGACACCTTGAGTACGTTGATCGATGATGTAGTATTCATCGTATCCACATCCAAGAGCAGTGACAAAACCGTTTTTACGAACATCTTTTTTCATTTGATTTCTCTGTTTGCGGCCATAGTCGTATCCAATAATGCAATATTGTTGAATTGCATAGGTCAGGTCGCGTGTATTATCACAAACAAAGAATCCGATTGATTTAGCATTATGCACTTCTTTAATTAGTCGAAGCATCATTTCTTGACTCTTTTCTGTACCATCATTTTTACGTTGCCATCCACTTCTACCATTCCAGACAATATTTTTTCCAGTACGTTCATCGTGAATAACAGTGGTCATATTCCGATATTCTGAAACTGTCTGTCTGGCACACCAAGATTTGCCTCCATATGATTGGCCACCGGCAACATAACCAACACCATCTGCTGCGTCACCATCCGAAAGAACCATGAATGACAATTTCTCGACATTATTTGCTTTCTGAAATTTACCGATAACTTTATCAAGAAGCAAAAGAGATTCTACCATTGGAGTACCACCAAGTTGATTTTCATATTTTGCAGCACATCCATAAAGAGAATACCGTGTGAGACACCATGCCAACCAAATATAATTATCACAAGCGCGATTAAATTCTGACGTTGACATTTTGTTAGTCAAAACTTGACGCAATGTGGTCTCATGGTCTACGACAATTTTATCCAAATTGTCATCACAGAGTTTATCATTATTAAGGCGACTCACTTCATCACGAGCATCCTTTGGAGTCACATCAGTAAAATTGTAAACCTCAAAAGGAATATTTACTCGGCGAGCAAAAGTAGCAAGAGTGATAACTTGCACCACAGTTTTATATAACTGATCAAACATCGAACCCGACCAATCAACCATCATAACCATACCGTGATTTTTACCATCGGGCAAAATCGACTTACGTTGAAAAATATCATCATTCAACTTATATGACCAGAGTTTACTAGCATTGATATTTCCAGATTTTGCGACAATCTGATTTGAATAGGCTTCAGCAGCTTTTTTCATTTCAAATTCTTTTACCAGATAGTTGATAGTTTTGTTGTTTTCCCGCAAAACTTTTTTGTAAGGAGTCGCAAGCGACAAATCAGCATTTGGATATTCGGCGCGCCAGTGAGATTTCATATCATCGATAGAGGCGTGTACTTTTTTATGTGGAACAATATAATCCGAAACATCAAAGTCTGGAAGAGTGAGATAGTCAATGTCATTTGCATCGGTATCATTTTTGAAAATCATGTTTTCTGCGGCTGAGTCATCTGTTACCGACTCAAACTCATCAACATTTTCGTCACTTTTACCACCAGATCTTGCATCTGTTATCGTATTCGAATCTTCTCCGGTTTCGCCTTCATCGCCTTCATCGGCGCCATCGCCATCTTCATCACCAGAATTTTCTTCTGATTGTTGAAATTGGGATTTTGCGTCATCCGACTGTTCATCACCATCACCATCAGTATCACCCTGTTGATCTTGGTCTTGGTCGGAGTTTTCTTGATCGTCAGTGTCACCAGATTCGTCATTGAATTCTTGAGACATGTCTTGCAATTGATCATCCGCGCCTTCATCATTTTCGTTGTCTGTTTTTTTCTCACTTACAAAATTGTAAATATCTTCGGACAGGTCTGCAACCTCTGCAAAAGTTTCTGTAGTTGCCATACGGTCTACAAAAGGCATTTCTTCATCAGAGAAAAGTTGCGCGGCCTCAAAATCATTCATTGCAGTTTTGAAATAGATATTCAACCTATCAATAAACGCCATGTCTGCGAGGTTTTTTTTACCAATTCCAAAGAAATCTTCATCCATCAATTCTTTATAGGCACGAAAGAATGGTCCTTTCAAGCCAGGGAATCGACGCTTAACTGAGCGTTCGATGCGGGCATCTTCGGTAACATTGATAAAGGGCATACAAGAGCGAGAAACCGCCTCTTCTAAAACTTCCGGATCGCATGGTGTATCTAATGCGTGGCCGACTTCATGTCCCATAAAAAGGTCATACATGTCATTTGACATTTCTTTCCAGATTGGAACAGTCAAAATACGGCGCACCATGTCGAAGCTTGCCGTATTGACTTTCTTGTGTTGAATTGTAATGTTTTCTTCGGCCATAAGTTTGGCGAGAAGAGATTTTGAGTTTTTGGTATGTAGTATATTATTTGACATCGGTATCTCCGCGAATCATTTCATCTAACTTACTTATACAGTACCACAACTGAGCATCAATGTCAAGGGGATGACAGATCTTTTTTATGCAATTTTATCCAAGGATGGATATAATGATATATCGGTTCATCATTTCCCATGTCATAGATATTCGGGTGTTTCAAAATCGCCCGGCGATAGGGCGACCATTTGATACCCCTACCCCAACCGAGTTCAGATATAATTTGTGCTTTCGACATAACCTTATTAGATTGAATCATTGCGATTATATCTTGTAGCTTTGGAGTGTTACGCATAGTTTTTTGTCGAGATAAGAGATCATTCATATATGAGTTCATTTCGAAAATTTTATCTTTATAGATAAGATTTTCCCGAATACAATCCAAAGCCTGTTCTGCTTGTTCATTTCTAAAATCTGGATTATCCAGATAGGTATTCATAAGCATCAAAGCTTCATCATCATTCTTGAAAAAATCACCTTTAGCGTTGAGTTCGTGATAATATGTATCATCATACATGATATAGGGCACGCCATTCATCATGCCGTCTGTCATTGCGACTGACCACCCGCCATATTTTTGTTTTGGAGAAAATCCCATATAACATTTTTTTAATTCATCATAATACCAGCGTTTATCACCCTTTGTAGTAATAACATATTCTTTGTCAGATTCCGCCAATAATGGAATCCACACTTTAAAATCTTGTCGTAATTTCCACAGTTTATCACACACAGCAATAAACTGTTTAAAATGTTTATATGTGTCGGGACGGTGATTAAAAA